GTTGTATTCTTCCTCAGGTATTGTACCAGTTAGTCCCCAACGTATTGGAATGTTAGAAAAGGTGGTGGTAAGCAGATTATGCAGCACATTCATATTTTTTACAGAATGACATTCATCGCATATCACAGCTACAAGCCCATCTAGAAAAACTGTCAATTGCTCGTCGTCTAATGCGTCTTTGTTCTTCTTGTCGAGTACCATGAGGCTTTGCCAAGTGCAAATAGTGTGTGTTCTATTATACTCTTTGCGATCACCATATAAAACTCCTACATCTAATCCAATGTTGCGATAATCTTCTTCGGTTTGTTGCACTAGATTTTTATTGGGCACAATAAGTATTGTTCTGCCATATCTTTCTGCAATCTTAGACAAGGTAGCACTTACAATAGTTTTACCTGCGCTAGTAGGAGCAACACTGATGCTTTGTAGATTATTAATACATTCATTGATTGCTGTAACTTGATAATCTCGCAGCACAATTGGTTGACCAGCTGCGCGATGTCCTTCAGGCCAGCTGATATCACTGAGAAAATTTTCATCAATTTCCCTGAATTCAAAGGTGTGCGTGAGTCGTTGGTCAACTAGTTCAAATTCATAGCCGTGAGCAGTCAAGACAGGAAGTACTTTATCTAACAGATTTAGATACGTCCTACCTCCCAATGTGCAGAAACTGGTGGTGCCATCCCATCTACCAAGTTTGTATGCAGGACTATAGCGTGCGTTTGGCAGAAAGTATTTTACAGCATTTACGCAAGCTCGACGGGTTGGCAAATCCAATCCATCAAGCTTTACAGATGTTTCATTTTCGATAATTATTTGAGCAGTTTTCATTTCGTCGGTGTCCTTTTTTCATTCGTGGATATAATAATTATCTCAGCAGTTTTGATCATGATTATCCATTTATTTAATATCTTCTATACCCGCCACATTTGATATGATAAATAGTGTTGAAGCATTGGAGGATTAATATGTCTAATTATATAGTATATGAGTTGTGGAATCCAATAAAGGACTTACCATTTTATGTTGGATATAGTTCAAAAGATACTCGCCCATATCATCACATAGCAGAAGCGTTACAAGATAAATCAGAATTTAAGATAGGAGCCAATCCTCATAAAATTTTTACTATACGTCAAATACACAAAAGAAACCTTGCGATAGGTATAAAAATTGTATTGATAACCGATAATAAACATGACGCAATTTCAGAGGAAATCAGATTAATCAAATATTATGGTCGAAAAGATGTCGGGACCGGTATTTTGACAAATATGACAGATGGTGGAGATGGAGCAGGTACAAGAATTATTTCTGAAAAAGAAAGAGATAGTCGTAGATCACGTCTCAAAAATAAATCTTTTGAAGAAATCTTTGGTCAAGAACGTGCTGACGAAATAAAAAAGAAAATTTCTAATAGTAGACAAGGTGTCAAAACTGGTAAACCGGCATGGAATACTGGAAAAACCAAAGATAATGACGAAACAGTGATGAAAATGAGTAGTAGTAAAAAGGGGTCGGTACCCTATAATAAAGGCAAGAAAATGACTGATTTAATCCCGGACTACATCAATCATTTTACTGGCAAAACACACAGCGACGAATCTAAACAAAAGGTGAGCATGGCAAATAAAGGGAAATGTTCAGGAGAAAAGAATCCCATGTTTGGTAAAAGTGCTGTTAAAGGTAGGAAGTGGTATCACGATGGTGCTACTCAATTTTACCTTTTTAACGATGACCCTAAAATTGTTAATTTGAACCTACATCTGGGCAGGCTCAAAAATAAAATCAGTTAATTCTGGTATTATTTTCAAGGGTTACTGATTCTAATCCGACTACCCGCAATTTAACGATATGGCCAATTTGCCAAGCTTTGATATCTAACCCTTTCATAAGAGCTAGATATTTGTTACGCACAAGACCGACCTCATTGATTAATGTTGCCATGCCTACTACATCGTCCTCGCCATCTATATATTTCTCAATTGAACGGTCAGTTAATTGTCGATTGTATCTTTCGAGATAACGTCTATAATGATCGCTGCGTATTTTATCATATTGAATGTTAAGATGCTTCAAGATTGCTTCTATTTCTTGAAGTTGTCCAAATCGATGTGAAGTAATACCGGATAGTTCTTGGGAATTTTTTTCTAGATTTCCACTAATTTTTGCTTCATTTTTAGATATTTCAAGTTCGTTGCTGTAGTAATCAATTGCTGATGGTATTTCAGCAAGGTTTTCAACTATCCGGTTATACCACATAATACCTTATTCTTCTTCGTACTCAGACTCGTCGTCATAATCACCATTTAGATCATTTTGCAACTCGTCTAGTGCGTAGTCAATATGCTCATCTTGTTCGCGCAAATCCTCTAGATCATCCAGCTCAATGCCTTGATCAATAAAAATTCGCAAAAATCTTGCTGCTGCGTCGTTCTTTTTGCCTGGCGGAATGTAATCTGAAAAGTGTTCCCAGATTTCTAAAAGTGTACCGTCATTGATTTCCATATTATTCTCCTGTGTCTTCTGGAATATCACCCGTGTCGACTTGCACGGAATTTATTTTAGTCTCATCCCATTCGTCCATGATAGTGTCTAAAAAACTATCAGTGATGGCATTGCGAAAATATTTGTGTTCTTTGCCTGACTTGTCAATATATTTTAGTTTGTTACCATCTTTGACAAGAACATTTTTCTTTTCAAATAGTTCCACAAGACCGCTGTAAGGATCCATTCCTGTTTCCCAGGGAATTTTGATTTCAACATTCTCAAATGGTTTGTTGTATCGTGTTTTCATTACTTTACAGGCTGCACGAATACCACGAACATCGGTGACTTTTTTACCATCCTCATCTTCTTTTAACTTGCGTTTTTGCATGGCAACCACGATAGACGAAGCATAAATGAAACCAGAGTTATGGCTGACTACGCCGCTATCTAATAGATAATGATGCGCATCGGGCACTGATATATCATATACTTTTTTGATACCTATATTTTTTTTACTTTTAATTTTGATTTTTTGTAGCGACATTTTTGATATACTCCTTTACCATTTTAATTGATTCTAGCATGTTATCTGATTCCCAAACTACTATAGGGAATTAATTAAACAAGTTGCAGGATTTCATCATTTTCGGACAATTCCGCTACAGTTTTCCATACTAATTGATTATTAGACTGTTGCGTTAAAAACTTATGTTCGTTAGTGGCCTGAATTATTTCACCAGTTTCCAATTCAATTTCGATTACTTCTTTGTCATCAAATGTAAAAGTTTCCGAAACATCAATATCACCATCTAATGTAACAACAACATCGCCTTTCTGAATATCTTCAATATTTTTATATGAACCATCTGCCATCCAGATTTTGTGGCCGGCTGTTAAACAACCACCAGAGATCTTATCATCTGGATCAAACATATCTTGGCTAGCGTAACTATGGTTAGTTACAACCATACCTACGTCGTATTCACCAAACATGTTTACACAGTTTCGTACCAAAGCAGCTAAAGCTTTTGGCTTGCGACCCATATCACCTTTAAGTTCGCCTGCTTCAAATTGATTAACGTCTGTTGGTGTCAATAACATACCAAGGCTGTCTAAAACAAATAGAATTTTTGGCCGGTCTGTTTCTGCAACATTATCAAATCTAGATTTATAATCTTTCATGAAGTCGCTCATAAGACGGGCTACATCGTCGATCATAGCCATATTAACTTTGAGCAATTTTTCTTCGCTGGTATCTACACCTAGCGGCTTTAGCCAGTTCTCATCTAATGCATTTTCAGTATCAATTAATACAACGAAGATTCCTTGTTTTTGTGCGTTTCTTACTAGATTTCCCGAACAAATGTAGCTCTTACCACTGCCACTTTGTCCTGCAAACATAGTTACTTTACCTAGCGGAATCCCTCGTTTAAAATCTCCAGAAATACCATAGTTCAGTGCAAAATTTCCAGCGTCAATCCAATGCTTTGGATCATGGAAACCTAAAGAAATACCTGGAATACTTTTTGTTAGGTCTCGTCGAAACTTACTTAGATCAAATGGTTTCATTTTTTATTCTCCTGTCAATAGAATGCTATCAGTAGAAATGATCTACCTAAAAAGAATTAGGGAGGATTTAAGTCCTCCCCAACTTATCACTTTTGTTGTTGACGCCTACGGATAGCTGCGATAATATCATCCGGAGTTTGTGTCTTAGGCTTGTCAGTTACACTAGTTGAAGCTGCTGAATCTTCCCATGGTGGCGAAGTTTCTTCACTTACAGCAGGTTTGGCAGGAAGCCTGTTTAGTATACTTGATGCTGTTATAGATGATGGCATTACAGCTGGCCGAGATGTTGAAGATGTTTGGGCATCAGTATCGGTTGAATTAGTATCTGCTCGCATGCCATTTGGCCGATAAAATTGGCCCCATTTATCAACATCATATAACTCTTCATTAACTGATGCCTGAAACATTTCCATAATAGCATTTAGGTGTGCTTCATCTGGTTTTTTTGGCAAGAAGCTGCTGAGATTCCAAAGACCGTGTTGATTAACAGCATTGTTTTCATCCTCACTTAGTGGACGTTCTTT